TTATTCCATTCCTTTAACCATTGACACTAATTTATTCATCACATCATCCCTCTGCTGAAAGTTTGCAACAAGCGATTTGCACAACTCTATCAGTTCTCGATTATCATCTATGATAGTCATACTCGCAGGTGTTGGCGTGTCTGTATTATTTGTAAGTGCCTTTACCTCGTCATCGAAGAACTGACGTATATCTACTCTCAACTTCAAGGCTATCTGCTCCAAGTCTGCCGCTTGAATTTTATTGTTATTCACACAGCGATGCAAGTTCGCCTCGCTCATACCAATGTCGGAGGCTAATTGTCTCATCCCCCCGGCTCTTTTTTCGCACAAATTTCTAATCAGACCTAAATTCATGGTTATCAGTGTGTTGTAATTTGCGGCGCAAATAAAATACAGCCTCGCGTGAACTTTGTGTCTAAAAAATTTGCGCGTGTCTGTATTATTTTGTAGTTTTGCATCATAAAGTTAAACATTAAACATCAAATAAACGAAAAAATGGCTAAAAAAAAGACAGTTACAAGCGAGTTAGAACCGATGAAAATTGGAGAAAGCAAAGAATTCCCTGCCTCTATCTGTACTACTGTCCGCAGTATGACAAGCATGCTTGGGTTCAAGTGGGACAGAAAATATAAGACAGAAACCGACCGTAAACGTCGTGTTGTAGTAGTAACCAGAATTGAGTAACGACTATGATTAGAAGAAAATCAACCCCGAAAGTATCAAGAGAGCGTGCTATTCAAATTGCGATGAACCACAACTGTGTTTCTCGTGGCATGGCAGAGAGATACACCGATAGTGAATTAAAAGAAGTACTAAAACAACTCAAACTTAAAGCCGACTTTTAAAATGAACAAAACAAGAAGAAAACAACTCGAAGCAGTAGTGGAAATCCTCACAGCACAGATTGCGGAATTGGAAAGTATTAAAGATGACGAACAGGAGGCATTCGACAATCTTCCAGAAGGATTTCAATGCACAGAGAGGGGCGAGACAATGGGAGAAAATATAGATGAACTCGACACTATCATTGCCGACCTCGAAAGTGTAATAGAAAGTATTGATGAAATTATGGAGAAATAACAATGAATAAATTTATGATCCTTGTACAACTTGCAATGTCGATCTTTATGTTCATCAGCATAATCGTATGGGGCATTGTTCACGCCATTAAGGGAACAATCGGTTTCATTGTTATCCTCGTAGTTCTATTATTCGCCTACCTAATGTGGAGACTTGTCCGCTTGTTTTGGGTAGAGTACCAACAAGAGAAAGATAAGTAAACTATAATACAGGAGGAAAAGCTATGACGAGTGGTACGAAAGAGTTGTGTACTAACCAAGTACATCAGAACTGAATTACAAAACTTCCCTTTATATGAAATCTATCATAAATCTGTAATTATGGCATCACATACCAATCTCTTTTGCAAAGAGTGTCCAAAGTCATATGAGCGATTGAATGGTCGCTATTGTAACCTGCTCAAAAGAAATGTAGAGTACGACAAGGAACCGGTCTGTAAAAGTCAAACCAATAAAAAGTAGCACTATGCCCACCTTCGATTTTCCAGATAAATCCGTCACTTACGGCACTTTCGTTAATGACGTTGCGGCAACCGTAGTGAGAATGCTATCCGAAGTTCGCAACGATCCTGAAACGATCAGCCAACGGCAAGCGTACTCCATGTTCGGACGTGGCAACGTAGATCGGTGGCGTCGGCAAGGAAAAATCGAGCCTTGCAAACGACCGGGCAAGATCGAATATCGTACCGCTGAACTGCGGCAACTTCAACGGATAAAGCAAGATTATTTCAAGTAACCATTAAGAGAGGATATCCAAGAGGACGAGGAAACATCGACAGATGAAAATGTTCACTAACAACACAAAATAAAACAACTATGAGCAATGCACTATTATTAGCGAATGAGCTGCAATCAATGAAAGCAACCGATGTGATACGTAACGAAAGAGTGCGTAACCAATTCATCAGTGTATACAACTCCATCTGGAAAGAGGGCGGCGAGCAAGTCTATGAGCGTGAGGCAATCTATTTCAACCAACAGCTCCGCGACAAGGCAAACCTGCGAGAATGTTCCGGCACTTCTATTTTCTACGCCTTTATTGACCTCGCAGTACGTGGGTTGACCCTCGCACCGGGCTCACAGGCTCTTTGCTACCTCATTCCGCGTTCCGTAAAGACAGGAACCGATGAACGGGGAAACGACGTTTGGGAAAAGGTATGCAACCTTACCATTTCCGGCTATGGCGAGTTAGTATTACGAAAGAATGCCGGACAGATACGCCACGCGGATAACCCTGTCATCGTGTACGAGGGCGACAGTTTCCAATATGGCGAACAGAACGGACAGAAGATAGTAAACTATATGTCGGCCTTTCCTCGTACTTCCAACAAAATCGTTGCCTGTTTCCTCAAAATAACCCGTGCCGATGGAACTATCGACTACTCCGTAATGACCGAACAGGATTGGCTGCGCTTGAAAGGATATTCAGACAAGCAGAACACCTATTTCGACCGTAAAGCAAATCAATGGGTAACCAAGTCCAACGAATTGTATGGGAATGGGAACGGTCAGATTGATGTGGGCTTTCTCATGGCAAAATGTGTCAAACATGCTTTCAAGACTTACCCAAAACTGAACATCGGACGCGGCTCAACTCTTGAAACGGAAATAATCGAGCAACAGTCTGCCGATTTCGACCCATACGGTGGAGTAGCACAGAAAGAAACGCAAAAGCAGGAAGAACATTTTGCCAATCAATCCGATATCTCAGCCGGTGTATCATTCGATCCTGCACAGCAAGGCGATGATGACGGTAGTTTCTAACTCTTAACACGACCAACTTATGTCACAGGAATTAATCATAGTAAAGCCAGAGAACATTCAGACCATTGTCTCTGCCGCACCACAATCATACCGAGACAACAAGATGTCTCGTGATCGATGCATCTTCGCCGGGCAGACCATACTCGATGCCATTGCACAGCAAGGAATGACAGATGAACTTGACAGGCAAGCAGCCGAATATATCGAGAGGGCGCGCAAAACGGTCAAGAAGATGAACGAACGCCGCTCTTCGGCCACAAAACTCTTCGACGAAATGCGCAAAGAGTTCACTGTAATGGAAAATACCATAGACCCTACAAAAGCCGACACCATTCCATATAAATTACAGTCACTTCGTAATACCTATGTTGCGCAGAAGCGAGAAGAGGAAGAGCGACGCTGTCGCGAAGAACTTGCCCGGCAGCAAATGGCGCAGGCTCGTAAACAGATGATACAAGATATTGAAGATGACTTCAACCAGCAGTTCAACCGGTTCCTCAACTCTGTGATCAATCAATTGACAGAGCAAGACAATGCTCTGACGCTTGATAACTATGACATAGTGATGGACACTGTCAAGAACTATCCATCAACGCTTCCTGCCGAATACCTTTCAAACCTGTGCACATCCATCCGGATACCTTCCGGAATCACTACCGACGAAGTGCGTAAAGCCGAAAATGAAGTCAAGGAACGCCTTATTAAGAAATTTACTGACATGTATTCGTGTGAGGTGCAAGACAACAAAGATTACATTCTCGACCGTCTCCCCTCCAAGAAAGCCAACCTTGAACGCATAGCCCAAGCAAACGCCACCGAAGCAGCACGTATTAAAGCAGATATGGAAGAACGTCAGCGCAAGGATGCCGCCGCAAAAGAGGAAGAACGTCGCCGCAAGGAAGAAGAGGAACGGGCAAAAGCAGAGTTGGCTCGCAAGCAGTCCGAAATGGAAACGCTTTTCAGTGTTCAGGCTACCGCACAAGGTTATCAGCCGAAAGTTAAAGTGAATCAAAAAATAAAGTTGCTCAATCCGGAAGGCATTACAGCAATCATTAGTATGTGGTGGAGCAAAGAAGGTTGCACCCTATCCACAGACGAACTTTCCAAGATGTTCAAAAAGCAAATCTCATTTTGCGAAAAACTTGCCGACAAGAATGGAATTTACATTGAAGATGAAAGTGTTGTGTATATTGACGAGATAAAAGCCAAATAGCATGAACTGTGGAGGTTACCCATTGGGCGCAGACTATGATCCTTACGCACCGTGGAATGAGAGAATGGTAAAATGTGAAGCTTGCGATGGAAACGGAAAACATTGGTACGCATACAATATCGAAGCCGACAGCGAAACCGAATGCACCGAATCTGTATGGAATGCCTTGCCGGAAACGGAAGAGATTGCCGGAGCACGGGGTGAACACCTTTCACGAGGCAGGGTAGACACTTGCGAGATATGCGACGGAAATGGAGAAATCGAATACGAAGAAGATTACGAACCCGATTACGACGATTAGCGATGTACAATAACATTTCTATTAGCCAAAGACAGAAACAACCCTGTGTGGACGATGTCGGATTTGAGAAATATTGCCCGACAGGCAATCCCGATGCATATTACAGCCGTAGTGAGGTCAGTAATTCCGACCTTACCGAACTGAAAAACATACTGCACCCACGTATGCAGTATGGCGACAAGGAAGCTGCATTCCGCTTCGGCAGCCTTGTAGACGCAATCATTACAGAGCCTGCCCGTGTGGACTATTACCGCCTATTGGTGGACGATGTACAGTATTCCGAAGATGAATTCAAACACGCTCAGGAAATGCAGAAAGCACTCCGTATGGAAACACGCCACGATCAGTTCCTTCGTAAGATCATTGAATGCGCCGAAACCCAGCGGTCCATGATTAATAAGGCGCAACAATTCAACTATTGCGGTTTCCCTTTCATGCTCGATACAAGGTGCAAATGGGATTGGTGGCTCGGTACTTTCGGTGGCGACCTAAAAACCACTTTCGCATCCACACAACAGCAGTTTGATGATGCGGTCGATTTCTTCGATTGGGATAGGAGCCGCGCATGGTATATGGACATTGCGCACTCCGATCGTGACTTTATCTATGCCATCAGCAAAAAAAATTTCCGTGTGTTTAAAAAGTTCATCACTCGTGGCGATGAACTCTATAATCGTGGACGTGAAAAGTATGAAGAACTGGCTTTCCAATATTGGTGTCTCACCCCTAAACAAAATTAGCTATGGAAATATTCTGCAAAGTAACACCATATGGTCTTGTTCCGATGTACGATAGTGATTCCGATCTTAAAAAACAATTAAAACCCGATACCGTTGTCAAGTGCAAGATCAGCAATCCGCGCAATTACGAACACCACAAAAAGTTTTTTGCACTTGTGCGGCTCACATTCGACAACCTGCCATGCAATCTTGCCGAAATATGGGAAATCCATAACGAAGAAGACATGCTGCGTCGCTTCAAACGCGATTTGGGCTATTACATCTCCACCTACAACGAACGAGGAGAACGTGAGATAGAATACCAAAGCATATCATTCGCTGCAATGGAACAACACGAGTTCGAACGATTCTATAATCAGTGTGTGGACCTCGTGCTATACAAATACATAAAGGGAATAGACAGAAAGGATTTAATAACCGAAATTGAAAATTTCAAATGATGAACGTTTCGATAAAGAAAGAGCAGGTTCCATTCAACGAATTACATCATAATCTAAAAGTTGATCCATATCCATACCAGAAAGAAGGAATCTGTTTCGGTTTGGAGCATAAGCGCATCATCATCGGCGATGAGCCGGGATTAGGAAAAACATTGCAGAGTATTGGCATTGTCGATACAGCCAATGCTTACCCTTGTCTTGTCATCTGTCCGTCATCTCTCAAAATAAATTGGCAACGAGAGTTCAGTAAGTTCACCAATAAATCCGCACTCATCCTCGACAACAATGTGCGCACGACTTGGAGTTACCTCCTCTCTATGGGTGTGCATCAGATTGCCGTAGTCAATTACGAGAGCCTGCGGAAATACTTTGTATGGGACATAACCGCAGGTAAGCAATTCCGGCTGAAAGATGTAGTGTTCTGTCCTCAAATAAAGAAGTTCAAGTCTATCATCATAGACGAGAGCCATCGAGTCAAAGACCCATCCGCCCAGCAGACGATCTTTACAAAGGGGCTGTCCATCGGTAAAGAATGGATACTGTTGCTCTCTGGCACACCAGTCATCAATCGACCCGAGGATTTGGTCGCGCAGCTCTCGATTATGAACCGATTGCAGGAATTTGGCGGACGCGCAAAGTTCCTCGCCGACTACTGCACCGATTCAAAAGACCGCAATGCCGAACCGGCAGTGCCGCTCTCGCAGTTGTCTCGGCAACTTTACGATACCTGCATGATCCGTCGTGAAAAAGCAAAGGTCTTGCCTCAACTGCCGGATAAAACACGGGTTGACCTGTATGTCGAGATCTCAAACCGTCCCGAATACAACCTTGCTGCACTCGACCTCGCTGCATATCTGAAAGAATATACCGAATGTACCGATTGGGAAATACGCCGCAAAATGCGTATGGAAGCACTCGTCAAGTTTATGACGCTTCGCTCTTTGGCAACCAAAGGAAAGGTAGCACAGGCTGTTGATTTCATTCGCACATTCCTCGATAGCGGAAAGAAACTCATAGTGTTCTGCTCGCTTCACGAAATTGTGGACGAACTGCAAAAGGCTTTCCCACGTGCCGTAACCGTTACCGGGCGAGACAGTGCAGTGAACAAACAGGCTTCTGTCGATACGTTCCAAAACAACCCGGATGTAAACCTCATCATCTGCTCCATCAAGGCGGCAGGTGTCGGGCTTACACTCACAGCCTCATCCGATGTGGCTTTCGTTGAACTCGCTTGGACGTATGCCGACTGCTGTCAGTGTGAGGACAGAGCACACCGCATCGGGCAGAAAGACAACGTAACCTGTTACTACCTGCTCGGACGTGGCACAATCGACCACACCATTTACAGCCTCATCCATCGTAAGAAGTCCATTGCCAACGAAATTATGAACGCTGACGACGACATTCCAACCGATGAAATGTATTTCGATGAGTTGGTTAATCTGTTCCTCACCTCGGGTTGATATGGAGATAAGCAAAACCGATGTGCAGAAGATTATCAAGTATTTCGATGACGCTGCCAAAGTATATGACACCATGCCCGGACAACGAAACGTCTGCCGTGCTTGGGTACTGAGACAAATGATTAGAAAGTTAGAAAAACGATTATTCACCTTTAATTCAGTTCAAAATGAAAAAAAATGACATCGTTGATTACGTTATCAGCAACACGACTTTAAGTCGTTCACAAGCAATTGCGGCAACCGACTGCGTGGTAGAGGCTATCTGCAAATCGCTCATCAATGGCGAGAGTGTGTTTATCCGTGGCTTCGCAACTATCAAAGCCATTCAGAAAGCCCCTAAAAAGGCACGTAACATCAGCAAGGGAACGGTTGTAACAATCCCTGCACAGAACTCTGCGAAATTGGTATTGAGTAAAGAACTTAAACACCGTATGAACGAATGACACACAATTATTTCCTTTCAACAGTCCGTTACGAAAAGACAATGGAAAACGGACTCAACAAGATTGTATGCGAGCAATACCTGTTTGATGCACTCTCATTCACTGAGGCAGAAGCAAGAACAATCGAGGAACTCACACCCTTTATGAGTGGCGAATTTAGTATTCCAACAATAGTGAAGCCTCGTATCTCCGAACTGTTCCTGTCCGATGATACAGCAGCCGACCGCTTCTACAAAGTAAAGGTTGCTTTCATTACGTTAGACGAAAAGAGTGGAGCCGAAAAAAAGACCAACAGCTTCATTCTTGTACAGGCATCAGACTTTAAGAACGCATATGACCGCTTCGTCGAGGGCATGAAAGGAACGATGGCAGATTACGAAATAATTTCCATCGTCGAGACACAGATATTGGACTATTATCCTTCGAAGTATGACGAAAAGTAAAATATCAATCACTGATGCAATGTCAGCGGGCAGAATGACATTCGGTGAACTGATCGCGGCAAAAAAAGCTGTCAAACAACGAAAGCCTCCAAAATCTGAGGAACATCGCATACAATGTGCATGTGTGCAGTGGTTTTCTATTCAATACCCAAGACTTCACGGACGGCTGTTTGCTGTCCCCAATGGGGGCAGACGCGATAAAATAACAGCGGTAAAACTCCAATCCGAAGGAGTTGTAGCCGGAGTTGCTGACCTTATCTTGTTGAAGAGCAATCGCGATTATGGAGCATTGCTCGTAGAAATGAAAACCCCGAAAGGAAAGCAATCCGCATTACAAAGAAAATGGCAACTCACTTTATGTTCCGAGGATGAATATAAATATGTGGTCTGTCGTTCACTCGACGACTTCATTAGAGAAGTAACCGACTATTTAAAAAACGATAACGATTAAACAAGGTCGATATGGCGCGAACTGTAAAGAATGGATTGGAATACTTTCCATTCGATGTGGATTTCTTTCAAGATTTAAGAATCCGAAAGCTGATCAAGTATCAAGGTGGTAAGGCTATCACTGTGTATGCTCTCCTGCTCTGTCTTATCTACAAAAGTGGGTATTACATCAAGTGGGATGATGAGTTGCCTTTCATAATCTCGGAACAGACCGGGTATGACGAAGCGTATATACAGGAAGTCATAAACTGCTGTTTGAGCATCGGACTGTTTTCAAAAGAACTATTCAAGTCGGAAAGAGTGATGACATCGAACGGTATCCAGAAACGCTATATGAACATCAACAGGATCAGCAAACGCACAGCTTCGATAACCGAATACAACCTCATAGAAAGGAGGAATGAAGTAGAAACGGATACTAATAAAAAATCTGTACAACCAGAGCCATCCGAACTATCGCCTTGTGAGCCGTACATGAACACGCTCGACCAAGAGATTGAGATCTTGAAAAATGACGAATGTTGGCTCGACCAACTGCAACTGTTGCACCATATGGAAAAATCAATGCTCCGTAAAAACCTTGACAGTTTCCGTGTACAATGCAAATCTGATGGAAAAGAGCGGCACGCTTCACTGCAAGATGCCAAACAACATTTCAATTCATGGTTACGGATAGTAAACAACAATAAATCCAGAAATGATGATAAAAATAAATCCAACGGACGAAATCAACGCAGAGCAAATATTCTTGGACTTGATGAGAAGAAAACCTATGGTGAATCGTTTTAGACTGCCATATACAGAAAAACAAACTTACACTATGCTTTATGCCGCTTGCCGGGCAGAGGTTGCAAACCGGTACAGGAAGTTCCGGGATACTGAATCCTATAAAGAACGTTTGTCTGATATAGCCAAATGGCTCACCGGAAATTCGTCCACCTTCGGACTGTACCTGTGTGGTGGTGCAGGCAATGGAAAAACAACCATTCTGAAAGCTTTGCAAAACCTGCTGGAATATTTGCGCTCAAACGAGAGAACCGATTACGACAGGCAAGACCTCCCGCAAAAAGGGTTTATACTGATCACGGCAAAAGAACTCGTTTTGCTTGCAAAAGCATATAACAATCCGACAAATGATAATAAGAACGAGGTGACCAAGTATAAACGTATTCGCGACATTGAAATACTCGCTATCGATGATCTTGGTACAGAACCGCGTGAAAGTATCCACTATGGCGACATTGTCACTGCAACCATGGATATGATATCGTATCGGTATGAAAAACAATTCTGTACGTTGGTATCGTCCAACCTTGCAGCCAATGAGATCACCCAATACTATGACGAACGTATTGCCGACCGATTTCGTGAAATGATGCACATTGTCAATTTCGGAATGGAGCAATCATTCAGAATATGATAATAAAAAGCCATCAAGAAAATGAACCTGACAATGAACGTTTTCGATAGACGAGGGCAGAGCCGAATCCGTTCAGGCTATGCCGAGGCAAGAAAAGGTGCATGACAATGAACGTTTTCGATAAGCACCTGCTCGGACTATGTATGACAAGACGAAAAAAAAGAACATGGATATGAACACCGATTATGCCTACTGTTCAGGAGTGACCTGCTCGATTCGTAAGGAATGTAAACGATATTTGCCCGACCCTCCACAAAATATAAAATTATGGTGGATACCACCGGCGTATAATCCTGATACAAAACAATGCCCGTATTGCGAGCAAAAAAGACCATAGATGTGAGAAAGATTACTATTTAGAAAATACAATCATGAATTTGTTATATATCGACCTATTTTGCGGAGCCGGAGGAACTTCCACAGGAGTAAACTCTGCACGTCTGGACGGAGAGAAGTGCGCAAAGGTAATCGCATGTGTAAATCACGATGCAAATGCCATCGCTTCACATGCATCGAACCACCCCGGTGCACTCCATTTCACAGAGGACATAAGAACGCTTGAACTTTCACCTCTTATTGAGCATGTTCAAAAATGCCGGGTCGAGAATCCCGGGGCATTCACTGTGCTTTGGGCTTCTCTGGAATGTACGAATTTTAGCAAAGCGAAAGGAGGTAAGCCCCGGGATGCCGACAGCCGGACACTTGCCGAGCACTTATTCCGTTACATTGAAGCGATAGCCCCTGACTATATCCAAATTGAGAATGTAGAAGAATTTATGTCATGGGGTGCAATAGATGAGAACGGAAAGCCGGTATCAAAAGACCGTGGAAGCTCATATATCCGATGGGTGGATAAAGTCAAAAAATATGGCTATGAGTTTGAGCACCGGATATTGAACGCCGCCGATTTTGGCGCATATACATCACGCAAACGATTCTTCGGTATTTTTGCGAAGTACGGTTTCCCGATCATATTCCCGGAGCAGACACATAGCAAGACTGGAATTTATGGTTTGTTCGGCACAATACCAAGATGGAAGTCAGTGCGCGAGGTACTTGATTTCGAGGATGAGGGCAGATCTATATTCACACGCGAAAAACCTCTGTCTGAAAAGACACTTGAACGAATATACGCCGGACTTATAAAGTTTGTCGCTGGTGGTAAAGACGCATTCATGGTCAAGTATAATTCCATGAATCAACGTGGCAAATATGTGCCACCCTCTCTCGAAGAACCTTGCCCCACAATAGCGACACAAAGCCGCCTTGCACTCGCGTCGGTAGCATTCCTTTCAAAACAATTCGGCGGTACACCCGAGGATAAGAATATTTCGATCGACAGTCCTGCCGGAACAATCACGACAATCGACCATCACGCATTTGTCTCCGTACATTACGGGAATGGCTTCAATACATCGTGCGAGTCTCCGGCGGCAACTCTCACGACAAAAGACAGGATGTCTCTCGTGCAGACCACGTTCCTTGATATGCAATACGGCAACGGCATACCATCATCGGTCGATACATCCGCCGGGACCGTAACAACTAATCCGAAGCATCGTCTCGTAACGGTTAAACCATGTCCATCAGACACGGTTTTCCCCCGGGTTACCATTGCAAACAGGAAGCATCACTACTTGATGAATCCTCAATTTGCGTCTGCCGGAAGCTCCGTAGATACTCCGTGTTTCACCCTGATAGCACGAATGGATAAGATGCCGCCTTATTTGGTTACGACACAAAACGGAGGCATAGCGATTGAAATATACGAGACCGACAGTCCGATGATCGTCAAAATAAAAGAGTTTATGTCAATTTACAACATCATCGATGTTAAGATGCGTATGTTAAATATCACGGAACTTAAACGCATCATGGGTTTCCCGGAAGATTACGTGCTAATTGGCACACAAGCAGACCAAAAGAAGTTCATAGGCAATGCCGTAGAAGTAAATATGGCTCGTGTCCTTTGCGAAGCGTTGTGTCGTGCTCTGACTGAAAATAATGTACGGTCTAAAATTATAGCGTAATGAATAACCAAAGATGTACAATTATGGAAGTGAATGTAATACATAACATAGATTGCCTTGCTGGTTTGAAAAATTTACCGAGCGATAGTGTTGATTGTTGTGTTACTTCTCCACCGTATTTTAATCTTCGTGATTATGGGGTGAGTGGGCAGATTGGTTTAGAAGATACGCCAGAAGAATATATCGAGAGGTTGATAGCGGTTTTTCATGAGGTATATCGTGTATTGTCCCCAGATGGTACATTATGGGTTAATATCGGAGATTCTTATGCTGGTAGTGGAAAAGGTGCAGCAAACTATCCTGATAATGCAATGAAGTACAAGCAAGGGACAAGCAGGGGGACTGTTGGGTGTGTTTCTATTGTTAAGAAAATATCCGGATACAAGAAAAAAGACCTCATCGGTATTCCATGGATGCTGGCGTTTGCTCTTCGTGATGATGGCTGGTTCCTCCGGCAAGATATTATCTGGGCAAAACCTAATCCAATGCCGGAGAGTGTTACGGATAGATGCACCAAATCGCATGAATACATCTTTATGTTGTCAAAATCGCCAAAATACTATTTTGACAGAGAGGCAATACATGAAAAAACTGTAACAAAGGGTGTTATGCCGCAAAATTCCCCTCCCCGATACAGTGGAAATAAATACACATCTCATCCAGATAAGTTTTTCAGGACAAAAAGCGGAAACGTATATATGGACAGGGAATATAGGAATAAACGTGATGTATGGATGATTCCTACAAAGCCTACGAAAGAGGCTCATTTCGCTACGTTTCCGGAGAGATTGGCCGCAGATTGTATTTTGGCAGGTTGTCCTGAAAACGGAATAGTTCTCGATCCTTTCATGGGGTCTGGTACAACTGGGATCGTTGCTCGAAAATTTAACAGACGATACATTGGATTTGAATTAAATCCAGAATATATACAGATCGCCAAAAGACGGTTGAAAAAAGAACTTGGATTATTCATTTGATAAACATTATAATATGAATGTCGCTTTGTTTGCTGTGGATAGTAAATATCCGAACCTCGCACTTATGAAAATATCGGCTTATTGTAAGTCGGTAGGAGACCGTGTTGAATGGTATAATCCGTTTGATAGATACGACCGTTTGTATATGTCAAAGGTATTTACCTTTACTCCGGATTACAACTACTACATTAACAATGTGAGTTGTGAAGTCATTCGTGGCGGGACAGGGTACGACATTCATTCTTCGCTACAAGAAGAAACCGACATGATCGACAGTGGCGAAAAGAGAGAGGAGTACCGGAAAATTAAACCGTATTGGGAAAAGCGATTGTTGGATTACAAACGGCTGTCTGAATATGTAGAGAAACACTACATGGAGTTGCGTTTTAAGCAGGTGTTTTTTCCACATCGTGCTGCGATAGAAAATGTATGTAAATCATTTCCTCGTGGTTATACCCATGTCTGTTTTCATAGAGGATATACCTCAACTACAATGATATTTACAGTAAGAGATATAGATATGGGTGGAGGCAAGCCTGAATGGGGTGCACCTACTGATAGACCTGTATTCATCATCAAACTTGGAGAAAAATTATTATGAATGTCATTCCAAAATGCTATTCCAAATATTCAAAGCGGCTCAAAACAAAACTGAGAATATATGACAAAGACCCCGACTGACCAGACCCCAAGCGAGTGCAAGCATTTAGGTTATTGGTGGAGCTGTGAAATGACTGCCGAGACAATAGACGGCAAAGAATGGGCACAGACGTGCGACTACTATCCGCGATGTGAGAATTGCAAACATTTCCAACCCAAAGAGAAGAAAGATGAGCAAGAACGCAATAAAGGCTAAATGCGCGGTCTGCGGAGCATTGGCGGTCGCATATTTTCCGGTGTGGGATATAGACCAAGAAGTGCCGCCAAAACCATATTGCCGTAAATGCCTTGATAAGGCGAAGTATGAGTTTTACGTGAAACTTTTAATCGGAAAATGAGAATGGAAGCAAATGATTATGCGAGCTATGATTTGGCTCTGAAATTAAAAGCGTGCGGCTTCGATGGGCCGTGCGACAAGTGTTTCAAAATAATTCCCGGAACCGAACGCGAGGAATGGGACGAAGAAGAGTGCCAATGGTGTACGGTTCAAGATGTCGAGTATTATCCTAAAATCACTTTATGGCAAGCCCAGAAGTGGCTGCGGGAGAAAAAGCACCTATCCGTTGAGCCTTACGCCAATATAGTTGCAAACTTCAACTACAACATCGCAGACCTTGAATCATTCGCTGATTATAAAGGCCATTATGAAGGCCAAGGTATAGGCTACGAATCCTATGAGTGCGCTCTTGCCGCAGGGCTTTTTGCCGCACTGGAACTAATCAAAAATGGAGAGTGAAATTTGAGAGGATATGAACAACTTAAAAAATTAAAAGATCATGAACACAACAGTATGGAATGAAATCATCGCGTTACTCTTCGGACGCAAGTATTATGCCAACATTATCAATACACGAGGCACAAGCAAGTGTGAAATATGCTCATTCATATTTCGTACAAAAGAAGAAGCAGAGAAACACCGTATCACGCTCAACGGAACCATGTCATATACCTATCTTGAAACCATATCGTTTCGATCACGCCGGGAATACGCCGAGCAGACAACCATGCGACAGTAATAAGTTAAACCATATGAGGACACAGATGATTGTATTTTAGGCTTATGATTAAAAAGTTAATAAAAAACTGGCAGGCACTTCGGTATTACGTCATAGCCGATCCTGCCGACAATTCGATAACGCTGTCAAAACATTTGTTTAGGCACATCAAAAACAATGCCCCCAAAAGTAGCAAGACAAGCCTGTTCGTGTTCGCCATACCTCAATGCGGCACATACGGTTTTATGCTCGATCATGGCATTGAACAGCCGACACAACTATGCGATATACAGTATAACGAGAAGCACAAATGTATAGGTTTTGAGACGTTATGTCCCTCTGTCGGAGCAATACTATACCACTATGCGTTACCTGCCGATTGCCGTATCAAACTATCTGTTTCGGTACAGAAAAACAAATGGGGGAAAACCTATTATCAATTTGAGAATCCCCGAGCCAATGAGAGCAAAGGCGGGCTTGCCCAGCCATTGCCGAATGCCGCCGGGGATGCATGCCTGAAACCCCGAGCCAATGAGAGCAACATAGATTCAGACATGCCGGATGCAACTGAAACCCAACAACATCAGACCATATGAAAAGCATATTAGGAAATACACGCAAAGCGGATATCGTATTTCACCCTTCCGGACGCATCGACATAACCTCCTGTGTCGCAAAGTCGCTCGATTTGCAACATGGCGATATCATTGACATAATGTTTGGCGAAGGCGAATGGTATCTATATATCAAGCATCATGCACCGACAGTCGGGCGTCATGAAGGCATGGCATTTCGCACCAATACCAAAGGTCGTCACTATCGGGCATCGTCAAAAACATTATGTACCGAAATACTTCGAATAAGCAACAGGTCGGAGAAGGTGAAATTATGTTGCGGACAACCCGTAACAATGCCGATATACGGAGCGGCATTGCCGGTTATTATTAATAAAATTATCACATAGATATGATCAAGGAGATTAAATACAATGGCTATACCGCAACCCCGTCCGATTACGAAGTTGCAGACGGCGATTTGGCTACTGCCATAGGAGTAGTCCCTGAGGATGGTACACTCAAACCGATATTACAGCCTGCGGTAATACTCGAATTGGATAAAGGCGACATTGTCAAATATATACACGAAACATCCGAATACCGACACTACATACTCCACAAATCGAGTGGAATATTAAGTTGGATGGACAAAGGATCAGACACACAGACATCACTAAGAATCATTAAAAAAATCCATCAGATTACCGGAATAGGAAATACATTAGTCGTACTTTCCGAAGAAGGAATGCATTATTTTCTCTGGAAAGGAGAAAAAGAAGGATACCTGTATTTGGGAACGCATATCCCCGAATGCCCTTTGTCATTCGGATTACAAGGCGAGTTTGTAAGAACCGACGAATTCGAGTTGCATTTCGACCACATCGCTTACGAAACAGACGAAGACAAGTGGGAAAATATGACTACGGATACCGACCCGTTTTGTGCAGAATTTAGCGATACAAACAAGAAAAGCATAACAGATCAAGTGTTGGCAAAAGTAAATAAATTCATTGCCGACAACTCCGTAAACAAAGGAAAATTCATATATCCGTTCCTGCTTCGATATGCCTACCGGTTATACGACGGGTCGTTATCTATGCATTCCGCACCTATCCTTATGATTTGCTCTTCCGATTTGTCCCCCGACGTGTCATTGCACCGAATCTGGTCATCCGAAGGACACAAATATTCGGCAAACAGAGCGAATGCGAGAGTATTGGCAATCACACATACGATCGACTATGCAGTCATAAACCCCGACGATCTGAAAGAGCTGATGAATTGGAAAGACATCATCCATTCAGTCGATATATTCGTATCATCACCCATATACACATACGATCAAAACGGAGAATGCACCAATTTCTTACGCACGAAAGACCGGGATTCGTTCTCCGTATGCAGGCTGAACCAGAAAATCGATGCCGCTAAATATCCTGTCGTCTATCAAAAGCAAAACACATCATGGGCATACTGTAAGGCATTCGACACATATAATAGTGAGGCGCAATCATTCGAGATATATTCATACCGTATCGGATTACCGCGCATACCCGTCGATACCGTAAAAGAAAATATCCGATCCTGTGCACATTTCTATTATCTTGAATCCATCAAAATCGAACAACTATCATCCGAACGCACGACCATTACCGTAGAAGAAGATTATCTGCAATCTCTCGTAACGCGCCAGGTAATGACCGACGATTACGATAGCCACGATACCATCATACCGCAATACTCTTTTGCCTACAACGGACGGTTGAACCTTGCAAACCTAAAAAAAATGCTGTTTCGAGGACATAAAGCCGATGCACTCTTGCCGTATAGTAATGGATATGTGACCAACTTTTCCATACCCGATATAATGAATCGTACCGAAAGCATTGCCGTTTACGTCTTGATAAAACAAGACGGCAAAGAATTTGCCGTTCGGAGCGATTATGGCACAATAGGACTGTTGTCCCCCATATTATACCTATACTATCCGAATGCAAATGCCTACAAAGCCGTGATCGAACGGAGAGACTACACCGCCTACTACTACGAAGTCCCGTTGGAAAAACACGAATTCCTGAACGGCGCATTCTATTTCGGCGGATGGGACGATTTGAACGTCAAGATCGACACGCGCCCTGTCGTGTCAAGTGAAAGCGATCGTACGATCAATATATCAAATAAAATATACACATCCGAGGTGAACAACCCGTTTCATTTCCCTCTGTTGGGCATCAATACAGTAGGCACCGGAACGATTTTGGGTATATCATCGGCAGCAAAAGCCCTTTCAGAAGGACAGTTCGGACAGTTCCCGTTGTATGCATTTACATCCGATGGAGTATGGGCTTTGGAAGTATCATCCACCGGATCTTACGCTGCCAAACAACCTATCACACGCGATGTATGTATCAACGCCGGCAGCATTACCCAGATAGACAGTGCGGTACTTTTCGCAACCGATCGGGGCATAATGCTCATCAGCGGATCGCAAACACAATGCATTACCGACACAATCAATGCGCCGGAACCCTTCTCTTTGGACGATCTGCCAAAGCACGAAGGACTGATTACCGTGTTCAACGCCAAGGCACAAGACAATGAAAAAATCACGACTGGGCAAATTGCGCTATTGCCATTTCTTGATTTCCTTGCAGAATGTCGAATGATATACGATTACACCCATCAGCATATCATCGTTTACAATCCGAATGTTCGGTACGCTTATGTATATTCGCTCAAATCACATTCGTGGGGCATGATGATATCCGATATTGATGACAATGTAAATTCATACCCCGAAGCACTCGCAATGTCTACAAGAACCAAGGATTCAGTCACCATTCCGGTATTGGTGGACTTCACAAAAAACACGGGCGATTCCGTTACCGCGATGATCATCACACGACCGGTAAAATTGGACGACCCGAACATATTTAAAACCATCAACACCATAATTCAGCGAGGAATATTCAAGCGGGAAGCCATCCGGCAAGTACTATATGGATCAAACGACCTCTATAATTGGCATGTCGTATGGAGCAGTTCCGACAAATACATGAGAGGCTTTCGAGGAACACCCTACAAAGCATTCCGGTTGGCATTAATATGCCGGTTAAATAAAGACGAAAATATTTTCGGATGTTCGGTCCAATACGATCCACGGATGTTGAATCGTCCGAGATAGACCCTTCAAAGCAATAGACTATTGCAAAAAAGAACAGCCCCCAAAAGTTGGACACAAAACTTTTGAGAGGCTGTTCTCATCCATTCAGTTCCTTCCAGAGGAGTCGGAACACCTAAGATGTACATCGCTATTCACACTCAAAAAGGCTTCAACTTTCTGCATATCTTTCCCTTTCTCGATACGAGCGATGTCTTGATATGGAATTTCAGATCTTGCATTTTATTCTCCCAATTCGCTTGACTATCCCGATTGGTAATACTCATCCAATCCGCAAGAACACGGCAAACAAGGTATTCATGTATCAGCTTTTTCAGCAAGTTAAGAGTTGTAACCGAAAAGCCATCCGGTAATGTCAGCTCTATGGTGTATTCCTCCGGTGGGTTCAACACATTGTTCAAGGCTTCTTGCCCGTCTGCTATTCTCTCCTTGGTGTAGGGGTACAGCATTTCCACGCACTCCGAATAAGCAAGGTCAAGAATTCGGGAAACTCGGTCTATATTCCCTTCCTGTCCGATATCATACACTTGATGTCGGGTATGTTCATCCGCCATCATGATGTCACCCTCTATAAAAGAGCAATTCTCTATATCATAGAGCAAAGCTTCGCGTTTAAATATCAGTTTAACCATCCTTTCCGGCAGGTTCTCTCTGCAATATCCCATATATGCTAAAATTAAGAATAATCAGGTCTTTTCGGTCTCTTGCGCCGGTAAAATGCACGCTTGACATTATCCAGATCCACGACGCTCCGGTTAATATAATATTCGGCATCCTCTCTATCCGTAATCATAAACCACTCCGCAAGCACCACATCTACGAGATAAGAATGGATACTGTTGCTGAGTGAATCTGCCGATGAATCATTATAATTCCCGGGCAATTCCAATTCGAGAACCAGTTCCCCGTCCGTATCTATCTCCTTCGCGATCAAGTTGTCGCAGGTCGATTTATTTTCCGAAACATACTCTCCGAGCAAGACTTTAAGCGCTAAAAAAGCATTTGACAGAGAACGTCGTATTTGGTAACCGTCCGTATCATCAGTCGCCTGCATATTCGAGGAAACATCGTAGCTTGCACCATTCGCCTCATGCACCACTCCTGTTAGATACGATTTGTTTCTTATATCAAAAATAAGCTCTTTAACTTGCAGGGCTACGGTCAATCTCTTTTTGCTCATAACACATGTATATTAAACCGGCTAATCATAATGAGGACGTATAGGTTTCATTTTTGAAAACACCTTACGCAAAACATCTTCCAAATATGTATCAGCTTGCGTAAAATAACCCGGAGCCTCCGCCTTGTTCGTAAAAACAAACCACCTTGCCGTGATACCCATCACGAAAAAAGAAAACAAACTCTGTTGCATGCTATCCGACAATATCCGATCGAACGAATTCGATAATTCCAGATCCATCGAAAACACCCCGTTAAACTCTCTCTCTGCCGAAAGAAACCTTTTCAAACTATTGCAAGCAACCGATTTACACTCCTCCCAAAAACGATTCAGGACAATCTTGTCCTCATCGACCGTAAATATACGTTCGTATGCACCGGCATCTCCCGTATCTTCCAGTTTGGCACCTGTGTATGATGTTGTACGGGACACCTCTTCGTACACCTCCTCTTTATCCACTGTCAAAGTAATATCGACCATATCAAAAAACAAATAAATTGTACTGTATTCCGATTCCAAGATAAGGCGCAAACTGCGGTCTGCCTCGGAACGTAATGCCATAGCCCACTTGTATTCCCACGCTCCATCGTTTGGGTTTGGTAGTCGTCGGTTTTATCGTTACGACCTCTCGTCGGGGAAAAACGAGCATTTCGTCAAGGCTCACGCCATAGCCGCTTATGACCGCACGATAAGAGCTGTCCTCATACACTTTTGTGCTGATAGGTATTTCCACATTTACCGAATCCAATCGGATATGAACCTTATTTCCCTCATCCTGACTACACCCCTTTTCAAACTTGGGAACATTTCCCATTCCGGTATTGTCGGGCGTAGGAATATTTTTTAGAGGAGTGGGGCATCTTTCTTCCGGTTCTGCCAGCGGAAGCCTATGTGTAACACGACCGACAACCTTCTCTGCTTTGGGTGCGGGTTTGTAATATAGGAGAGTATCCACCACCGTAACCCTTATGGTATCGGATGCCTGACCGTCACTCTCATGTATGTAGTGATGCACATTTAGCAACAGTGACATCACCAGCAACACGGCGGTCACCCAACCGGCAATACATCTGCTCCGTTTCATCCCTTTTCTCTCCGGTATTCTATTGCATCAATGCGCCTGATCCACCCTTTAAGGAAGACTTTCTGCGAAGCATCACGTTTGACAAGGGATTCCACAAAAGCCAGCCGAGCCGACTTGATTTTATCAAACAGCTTTTCGGGTTCTGCGTTGTTGATAGCCCCAAGCGTTATGTTGCCTACCACTCCGTCTGCCTTGACATCGAGAATCCCTTGCACCTGTCTGATAGCGGTGGTAGGTCCGGAACACCAAGCCCAATCCACACAGACATTTGCAACCGATTGATTGGCTATTTTGTCAGCCTCGAACTTGTCCCAAAATCCATTTCTGAATATCATTTCCCACTGTTCGTCCGATATCGCTTTCAACTGATCGACCGTAGCATCTTTTCCGAAGAATCGACGGAATGTAGAAAGGGTGACACCCTTATTTGTCGCTCCCCCTTTATCTTTCGGGTGGTCGGCAAAACCACCTTCCCATTGCAGGACGAACGGTATTAGAACCTTTGCTTCTGCCATAATCCCTAATTGTTTAGCCGTTTATAAAAATCTGTTTTGATGTCATCGTATGCCAGTTTTACATTAGTAAAAGCCCTTTTGTTATTAGCCCCGTCCTCGTGGTAAATTTCGTTCTCTACTACTTTCGCAACCTGCTCCACCCACCCGATATTGCAGTATGCGGATAACCTTTCACCTCGATAAGTGAATGTGTCGAATCTGCTATTTCGGTCGTCATGTAGTACAGTAAGCGATTTGCGTATTTTCTTCGACGTACTCTCCCGGTCTGCGATGTGGTTCTCTTCACGCACCTTTTTAATAAGCCGGCAAACCTGTTCCACCGACAAGTCAAAAGCAAAACCGGTAAGATTGCGGATCCGAAGTTGCGTTTCCGGACGAAGCCCCTCTGCAATATCAGTCAGCAACTCATTCTGCTTTCGGGTCTCCATGGTAACGTTTGTTATCCCCTTGCTATTCTCGTCGATTATCTTGTTGATAATCGATCTGAACCAATTGAAAATAGCGATCATCATCGATGCAGACAAAACAAGATAAATTGCGCCCATAACCACCAGAGCACCATAGTCGTTTATACTTTTTGCTATTTCTGTAACACCTTGTATATCTATATTATTCAT